CACATAAAAGAATTGACAGTACCGATGTATCGCTTGTTGTGAGACGATATGATTGGTCGGCAGGAGTAGTCTATACTTCATATCGAGACGATTTGGATCTCTTTGATGACTTTGATCCCGCACCATCCTATGCCTTGGTAGATGAGGAAAGAGTCTATAAGTGCATCGATAATAATAATGGTGCTCCATCCATGGTTGCCCCAACCCATACAGATACTCGTATCAGAAAACTTGGAGATAACTATCGTTGGAAGTTCTTGTATCAGATTCCAGAATCAAAGCGTAAGTTCTTGACAAAAACCAAGGGCGATAGCATTGGATATATGCCCGTTGAGTATATTGAATATCTGAGAACAAGTGATGAGCGAATCCTACAATGGACTACTCAAGAATCTGCTGTCGATGGCGAGATCTCATATATCAAGATTAATCCTGATGTTCAGCCATTTGTTGTTTCGAAGAAATGTGTTTTTCCAAATATAGACAATACGGTTGTTGCTGATGTTGGATTGAGTGCTACAGGAATTACTCTTTCATCACCTTACCTGTTCTTACAGGCAGATTATTATAATGACATGGTTCTGTCTATTGATAGTGGGCAGGGATTGGGTCAGAGAAGAGTCATTACTAATTTTGTTCCAAGTGGTGGTGGAAATTCTGCATTTGTGAATGTCAATTATCCTTTCTCTAGTAGTATTTCGGGTGGAGCAAATGCGAGCGAATTTTCAATTGTTCCGAATATTCAAGTAGTTGGCGATGGCACCTCATATCTCAATAGTGGAAATCCATATTCCACATCGGCTGAAGTTTCAATTCGATTTGGAGCGACAGCAACGAGTGGAGTTACATCATGCACTGAATTTTTTGAAATAACAAAAATGATTGATTCGATTGAGTTGGTTGATGGTGGAAAAAACTATACTTTTGCCTCTCTTAATTTTGTTGAAGGGCTTTTTGTTCCTACCAACAAGGTAAATCTTGAAGACTTGGCAACGCCTATCATGTCTCCACCTGGTGGACATGGATCAAATCCTGTTAAGGAACTTGGTGCATCTTCCATTATGATCTCCAAAGAGTATTCAAGAAACGAAGGCGGGGCTGTAAGTACCGAAAATGAATATCGGCAATTTGCACTTCTTCTCAATCCACTTCTTGCAGAAAAACAAGTTCGCCTTCGGTTCTATCAGCCAGGTCTTACGGGAACCTTTAGTGTCGGATCTACTGCTGCTCAAGAAGCAACCGCAGGATTTGATGGTGCATATGGCAAAGTTGTTTCATGGGTTGTGGGAATTTCGGGACATGAAGGAACCAATCAGTTAGTATTGACCAATATTAAGAATGGTCAATTTGAATATAATGGCACAGTCAGTGGGCTAAAGATCATGACTGTTGATGAACGAACCCTTGCGGGATCGGAATCTAGAAGACTTCTTAAACTTAAACTTGCTCCAACCGATACTATATTTACGGGTGGGGGAAACGATTTTGTTGAGGGATATATTGCTCACGGGATTGGTAATTATGCAACTTCGACTCCCCCATCAAGAGCAACCGCAGACATATATGATTGGAAACCTCAATTGGGTTCTAATCTGTCGGGATACCTTTATTTGGAAAATGTTCAAGGCGAGTTCAAGTACGGCGAGCGAATCAACCAAACAGATCAAATGTATTCGGGATTCTCAGAAAGAGGATTGAGTGGAATTGGTGAAATTATAGCAATAGATAGTCTTGTTCAGGATGGAGTTGATGTATATGATCAAACCACCTCGCTTCTTATGGCATGGGATGGTTCAAATCAATTTGATTCTGCTTCATTCTTTGAGGACAACTATCAGGTATTTGGTGGAGTGGGAGCAACAAATTCAGCAAATGGCTATGTTATGGATTGGAGTGTGGGTGCTTCGGGCACAACGGGAACACTTCGAGTTTCGGGAACACAGGGAAATATTGTTGCGGGAATGACATCGAACTATAGTGATGGGATTGCAAGTGTGACAACAGTTCTTCACACAGGCGAACTCAAATATAGATCGGGAGATATCCTATACATACAGAATATGAAGCCGATTCAGCGCGGTTTTGAACAAAAGGAAGAAATCAAAATAGTCATTGACTATTAAGGTAGAAATAAATGCCATCATACGACCCAAGTTTGTTTAATGTTGATCCTTACTATGACGATTTTAGCGAGGACAAGAAGTTTCTTCGTCTCATGTTCCGTCCTGGATATGGTGTTCAGGCACGAGAACTGACACAGATACAGACACTTCTACAGAATCAAGTCGAGCGTCTTGGTTCTCATATATTTGAAGAAGGCAGCATTGTTCTTGACGGGCAGATCAGTGAAAATCGTGTAAAATATGTGAAAGTAAATCTTGGATCTTCGGTGGGATATTCGGATTTCATTGGAACGGTCATTGGATCATCGGGTAAGGCTAGTGCCCGTGTTGTTCATGCCGAAGGAGTATATCCAAATAGTAGTGAATCAAATACAAGTGTTCTTTTCTTTGAATATACTGAAGGCGGTGCAACATTTGCAATCAATAATATTCTTTCTGCGACCGCCGCAAACGGTACAGGAATAACTGCTTCCGTAACAGGGCCAAATGGATATGTTATTGGTGATGCACTTGTTGCATCGGTTGATCGTGGCGTTCGATTTGTCGAGGGATATTTTGTTCTCAATGATGCCCAATCAATTGGTGCATATACCCTCACAGGATCCGCTGGAAATAAAATTCGCAACTATAACAACCCAACCACAAGAATTGGGTTTGATGTTGATAAGTCATTTGTCACCTCTACTGACGATACATCACTGAACGATCCTGCATTCGGGTTCTACAATTATGCCGCTCCTGGTTCAGATCGGTTCATGATTGAACTTCTTGCATCACAGAAGGGGTTCACAGCAACTGATACAACGGCAGTGGACAATTTCTCTAGAGTCGGATTTATTGAATTTATGCGTGTGGTTGACGGCGACATTGTTAAAGTTGAGAAGTATCCCGACTATGCAATGCTTGAAGATACTCTTGCGCGGCGAACATATGACGAATCGGGAAACTATACAGTAACTCCGTTTGAATTGGTTCTTAAAGGCCCAACCGCAGTGGGTGGAACTAGTGTATTGAAAGCAGAGTTGTCTCCTGGTAAGGCATATGTATTTGGCTATGAATTTGAAACACAGGGAAAGACCAAACTCAATATTCCATGTGCCCGTGGAGCATCTCATGAAAGAACTATTACTAGAGATTTTAACAGATCTATTGGCCCATATACAAAGGTAGTATTTTCAGGAATTCCAGATTCATTTGGAACTACCGCAGATCTTGCAACACATCCTACAGTGACACTTTCTAAGGGTGCAAGTGGTGCTGCATGTGTTGCAATTGGCACGGCAAGAATTCGTGGAGTTGAGCCATATGGTGGAACCGTTTACAATCTATCGATATATGATATCAGTTTAACAGGTGGAGCATTTTCAGATGTTACTCGCGTGTTTATGAATGGCAAGGTATCGACTACAAGCCATTTGTTTGCAATCACAGGCGGTAGTGCCACTCTTGAGGCACAGAGTCAGGGATCTCTTTTATATCCAATTCCCGAAGGATCGGGAGTGACTGCATTCACTGTTGGTGATTATGCAATCGTTTCATATGCAAAGACAACTGCAAATGCATCTACCTATCCATTTACTGTTGATTCGTATGATATTAATAAAATGGAATTTCCCCTTCTTGCCAACAATATTGTTACTTTGCCAAATGCTGATATTCTTGTTTTTGATCAAGATGGGAAAATTTTGGGAGGAACTGCTGCACGGGGTGCTGCCGCAAATCAACTATCAGTTACTGTGACGGGAACAGCCAGTGGCAAGAAGTTAAATGTAATTGCAACACAGAATTTTGCAAATGATCTTACCTCCATGACCGACTTCCGAAGAACAAAGACACTCTCTACCTTAAGTCAGTCTCTTACGGGAGCATTTGGCAGAGACCTCACAGGCGATGGTAGAGGCAGCACAGCAGATACATTGTATCTCAATGGATATACCGATGTTGATCAGTTGCTGTCGCTTACGGGGTCAATGGGAGCAAGTTCGGGAATTAATCTATTACCCTATTTTGATTTTGATACGGGTCAGCGCGATGCTCATTATGATTGGGCTAGAGTTACCTTGATTCCTGGTACAATAGGAGTTACAGGCCCATATTCGGCAACATTTAAACACTATGCACACAGTACAGGTGAGTTTGGGCTTGGGCCGTATACGGCACAGTCATATCCCGATTATGAAAATATCCCAACCTATACAAGCAGAACAAATGCACTTCAATACAATCTTCGCGACTGTATTGATTTCCGTCCTGATCGTAGTTTGACAGGAGACATTATTCCAACAACATGGGTTCCTGCAAACACATCAGCAAATTCGACCGATTGGACATATACACATTTCTTGCCAAGAACAGATAAGATTGCATTAACTCGTGATCGTAGATTTACAGTGATTTCGGGAATTCCTTCATTGGATGCCGATGTTCCTGCGGATGATCCGAATGCAATGTCCTTGTATAGTATTCGTGTAAATCCTTATACAGTTGACAGCAATGATGCTTCTGTTCGTTATGTTGAAAATAAGCGTTATACCATGCGAGATATTGGTGCATTGGAAAAACGAATTGAAGCCGTTGAATACTACACTACACTGAATCTTCTTGAGCAAGAGGCAAAAGCAAAGAGCATTCGGGACACCGATGATGTTGAAATGCCTAAGCGTGGTATTCTTGTTGATCAGTTTAAGGGTCATGCAGTTGCAGACAATACCGATCCGATGTTTGCCGCAAGTGTTGATTATGAAAACAATGAATTGCGTCCATCTTTTGTGTCTCGCTCTTATGGATTAACGGGTGAAATAAATGTATCAAATGTTGTTGGGAATACTTCAACAGGCATATACACCCTAGACTATACACTTTCTCCTGAAATTTCAAATCTTCTTGCAAGTGGTTCAGTTACAGTAAATCCATTCAATGTTATCAATTATCTCGGCACACTTTCTATCAGCCCATCGACCGACAACTGGTACGATTCTGAAAAGCAGCCTAAGGTATTGGTGAATGTTGATGGCGAGAATGATAACTGGGAACAGAACTCAAGTTATGGATTTGGTACGCGGTTTAATGATTGGGAATCTATTTGGTTTGGTAAAGAAAATCAGACTTCGAAGAACACTCGTCCCAATTTGTTGAATCCCAATAAGTTGCTTACTGCCAAGGTTGAGGGAACTTCGTTGAATAATCTAAGTGCTTCAATTGCTCCTGAAAGCCTGAAGAAGATCATCAACAATAAGACGATTGCAAAGGATGTACTTCCTATTGCCCGTGAGAAGACAATCACAATCAATGCCAATGGGTTGAAGCCAAACACCACTTTCCATGTATTCTGTGACGATGTGAATGTTACTGCGTATTGTACGGGATTCAATGGTCAGCAAACAAACAGCAAAGGCGAAGTATCCACACAGTATTCTTTCAATTTAGTAAATCCATCGTTTGTTCAACAGAATTTCTCGGTAGGTCGCCATGTCATTCGGATTATTGACAGTACCGATATCGAGAATCCAAGTAATTGGACAATGTCTGCTGAGGCGGTATATGCCATTGAAGGAAACTATAATTCTATCGCAGAAGATGGGCATATGTCTACTCGACTTTCGGAAACTAGAAGAAAGTCAGTAAAATCTTCAAGAGTTATTTCAAATCTGTCTGAAGTTCTTACAAGTTCGGGTGAAATTCGTGGATATACCGAACCACTTGCACAGACTTTCTATGTTGATCCT